TGTAGGAACTCCAGCTACTTGTCCAAGAGCCGCGGTTCCTAAACCGCTGGCTAATGTTGCTTGCGTTTGTGCTCTATCTAAAAATGGTTGAAAAGCACCTATACCTGCTTGTGCTACTTGTTGTGCTTGAGTTTGTAGTGGATCTTGTGCAGCAACTTGTGGTGCAAGTCCTGCTAAACTTTGTTGTCTAGTTGTAAATGCTTGAGCTGCATCTTGTCTGGCTTTAAATGCTTCTGCTGATTCTCCAGGTTGCTGTGATACACCTGCAATACCTGTTGCAACAACGGGTACGCCTGTTTGTGCTACAACTTGTTTTGCTAAATCTTGACCTAAATCTTGTACGAATTGTGCAGGTAAATTTTGTACGGTTTGAACAGCCATTATAATACTTCCTCTAATCTTTGTGATGTTTGAAACATTTTACGTGCGCCTTCTAAGCCTTGCGATTCTTCAGATACGTCACCTCCGGCTTCGAGGTTCTTCATCATGTTATACATAACTTCTGCGCCTTTGTCCACATTTCCATCACCGGCATTTCTAACCGCATCTGCCGTAAATACAAACTCATTTTTGGACAATCTTGCAGGGACATCGTCTGCCTTTTCCATTCTACCTATTGGCACAAAACCACCTTCAGCTCTTAAATCCATCTCTTTTCCACCCATATCTAATAGTGGCATGGTCTTTTTGGCTACTGGTTCTTTCATGGAACCACCCTCAGCTCTAAATCTTCTTGCTCTAAAATCACCTGCAATATTACCTTGGGCTCTCTCTAAAATAGATCTTCTAGCTGCCTCTATATCTATACCCTCACCTCTTGATAATTCTTGTGCTTCTTCCTCTTGTTGTGCTGTTAATAGTCCTGCTAATGCTGATGCTCCAACTATTGCTCCTGTTACACCACCTGGTATTTTAGAAAATAAACTAGATAAACCTGTTGCACCACCTTGATAATCAGCCGTGCCTAATAAAGCTTTATTAACACCCATACCTTGTATAAAACCTAATCCTCGACCAAATAAACTTTTAGAACCAAAGAATCCAGTTCCTTTTGCACCTGCACCAAACGGTGTTCCTAATATAGCCGCTCCTATTGCTAATTTACCTATCGGTGACTTTGCAATCTTCTTGACTGTTCTTCCAACTTTCTTAACAAGTTTACCCAGACCATACATCTGTCTTGCTGATTCAAGGTCCATGATTCCACCTTCGTAAGGCATGCTACCTTCTGCTAAATCTTCTCTAACACCTATTGGTCCACCTTCGGCTCTAAATCTTAATTTTAAATTTTGATTTTCAAATGGATTACCACCAACACTTGCATAATAATCGTCTTCTTTAACAGGTGCTTGGGCAAATGTTGTGTCTACAGGTATAATTACTTCATCAGGTCCATCTCTTGTTTGTGTTATTGGATTGCCATAAGCATCAACTGTACCAGCTAATCTATCTTTTAATAATTGTTTATTTGCTTCTTCAAATATTTCAGGGTTTGTTAATGCAAGATCTTGATCAAAAGTATATGTTTGACCTGTTTTTGGATCAGTATACGTATATCTTCCTGCCTTTGCAACTTTATCAAAATTAAATTTTCTCGTAAACTTTTGACCTGCTGTTAAAGGTTTTTCTAATGCACCTAATCCTATGTTGACAAAACTACTTCCTGGAAAACCAAAAGGCACTTTTTTAATATTGACAGGTTTATTTATAAAAGTTTCTCTTATTGTTTCTAATCTTTTTTTTGTTTCATCACCATATCTATTTGTTACTGGTGATGGTGATGTATCTCTCCCTGGAGGTCCACCTTTGTTTCTATTTTGAGCTCTTTCTTTAGCAGAATAACCACCGGAACTATCTCCACCATACTTTCCACTCGTTGATGCTCCTCCTGCAGGACCATTTTTAAATCCAATACGTCCACCATCAGCAAAAGATCCCATCTCAGCAGCTGTGCCTTTACCTTCCATAAAT